CATGGCGGCGATGCTCTCGCCCCGGCTCTCGTCAAAGATGGCCGGGTCGGCCACGCCCAGGATGACCCGGCCTTTCAGCAGCGGGTCATTTTCCTCTGCCTCCCGGATCATCCGTGCCTGTTCCATCGGGTCCTTTCTCAGGCCCTCGTTGGGTGTGCCGGTGCAACCGTAAAGCTCCTTGATACGGTAGAGCCGCCCGCGCTCGTCCGCTGCATACCACCCCACAGAAAACGGCTTCGAGAAACCGAAGTCGTATCCCCGCCATATCTTCCAGTGCTCCGGGAAACGGCTCGATGACGTGGGTCCACCGCTGGTCCTTGTAGTGGTTCGGGTCGTTCCGCCACTCGGTGAACACCTGCCCCGAAAAACTGTCCCAGTTTCCGTAGAGCAGCGCCTGCTTCTCCGCCTCCGGCAGAGAGGCCAGTGTGCCGATGTAGCCCGGGTCATTTTTCAGCAGCGCCGGGTTGTCGAAAATGGTGCTTGGGATAAAAATGCGGGTGCGCCGCCGGGTGATCTCCTCCCCGTCCGGCGCTTTCACCTTCACCATCTGCACCATCCGCGTCCCGGCAGGTGCCGGACTGATAAACCGTGCCTTCACCCAGCCATGCCCCACGCCGCCGGGGTTGGCCGTGGCCCGGATATAGACCCTGGTGCCGGGGCCGGAAGGGCGGTTGCGGCTCATAACATAGCTGTATTCGTCCCAGGTAAAGTGGGTCAGCTCATCCACACCGATAAAGTCGAACGCTTTGCCCTGATAGTTGTACTTGTCCTGTGTGTGGTTCAGGCTGCCGAAGTAGATCTTCGCCCCGCTGGGGAAGGTCCAGCAGTGGCTCGAGCCGTTGTACCTCGCTTTGGGAAATACCGGCTTGTAGTACCGCATGGTCTTGTCGATCAGCTCCGAAAGCTGCGGGTAAGTCTTGCGCAGGATGAGCGCCCGGTAGTGTGGGATGTGTACCTGCCGCAGCGCCTCGATGATCAGTGCGTCGCTCTTCCCGCCACCAGCAGCGCCCCCATACAGAGCTTCGTCCTCGGTGCGCGCCATAAAAGCTGCCTGCCTCGGCTGCGGCGACCAGATTACGGGGCGTCCGTGATATGTTTTATGCTCCATCCACCATCACCTCCGGCCCTTTTTCTTCCCGGCCCTCGGCCCCGATCTCCACCAGCGGTGGGGCATCGCCCTCGCTCTGGCTCTGGCTGGGTACCATTGCCGCAGCCTTTTCGGCCACGGTCATCAGCACGGTAGCCATCGCGGCGGCGTTCTTGTCGCTCATCACGCGCTCGCCGTACCGCTCGAGCTGAGCGTCCAGCAGTTTTCGCTCCTCGTCTCCCAGCTGCCGGTCATAGCTGTCCTCGGCAGCGTACAGCACAAGCCCCGTCTCCGTGGCGTCCGCCAGCTCTTCGGCATCACTCTTGAGCAGTGTGCCTACCGCAAAGCAGCGGGCGCGGGTGTCCTCGTCCAGTTTCCGATGGAGCCTGGCTCTTACCTGGGCCGCACGCTGGCTCTCGTCCACACGGCTCTGCAAGTAGCTCACCTGCGCCCTCGCCCCGAGGCTGGCCCGGATCGCTATCTCCCGCGCAGCAGCCTGCCGCTCTTTTGCAAAGGCGTCGCTCCGGCCGGCTTCCTCGGCCAGCCAGCTGCGGATAGTGCTCTCCGGTACGCCGTACCGCCGGGCTACCGCACAGATGGAGCCAGACGACAGCATGGCCATCAGCACCTCGGCCCGCACCTTCGGCGGGTACTTCCGCCCCCGCTGGGAGCCCTTTACCGTGTTTTTGCAATATGCCCGCTTGGCCACCGCTCTGCCTCCCCTCTGTAGTTCTTCCCTCCCAGTCTACCGCCGCCGGAAAAACAAAACTACTGCGGACATTTGAGAGCCAGGTAGAACAAACAGGCCGGGTCTCCCCAGCCTCATCACGCTATGGCAATGCTATAACAGCCCTGCCGCCGCCGCATACACTGCCACGGTGCTCAGCGCTTCCAGCTCCTTGTGGTAGTAGGTCGTCCGCCCGATGTGCAGCTTCGCCACCACTCGCTCCTCCGGCATCCCGTCCAGATACCGCATCTGCAAAAGCCGTTTGCACACCGGGTCTGCGGCCTCGTAGTAGTCCATCGCCAGCGCGATCACGCCCGCCCAGTCGCTTTTTCCCTGTCCACAAGCCCGCAGCTCTTCCCGCACCCGTCGTTTCTGCTCCCTGGTCAACTCCCCGCCTCCCGTCTTCCTGCGCGTTTTCTTCCCGCGCGCGAATAAAGCGCGTTTTTACCGCGCAAAATACCGGTACTTTGTCTGTCAGGTGCGAACTTTCGCACCCTCCCGCTTTACCATCACCACATAGCAGCGCAGCTCGTCTGCGTCCCAGCCCTCTTTTTCGTCGCCCGGCGCGTCCGGCTCCGGCACGACGCACCGCACAAACTTCCAGCCCGGGTATCTCTGTTCCCACCAGTAGGCGTTGTCCTTGCACTCGGTGCAGGCCTTGCGCAGCTGCTTGAGGCTCCATCGGGTGTCGTTGGGGGCGCGCTCCACCGGCAGTGTCAGATTCTTCGTCTCGTACCACCGCATCTGTCCGTGCTTCTCGAAGTAGGTGATCAGGTCATCCAGCCTGTTTTGCAGGTTCAGCCGGTCAGCGTTGGCTGTGCCGAGGCTCTCCACGCTGCCGTCCGGCCAGCGCACGGCCCATTTGTCTTCCAGCAGCTGCCGGAACTCCGCATTCTGCCGCATGGTCAGCCCTTTGCACTCCACCAGCAGA